TTAAGGCTTCCCGGGCTTCGTTAGGTGACATTATGCCTGAATTTACTAAAGTCTGAAAATAACTAGCTTGATCTCTTAGCTCTGGTTGTAGAGCTGGGATATTAGTTACGTCTTCATTTAATTTAAACCCAAAGTATCTTTCAAAAGCATAACCTATCTTTCTTACTATAGGGAGAATAGTCTCCAAGTAATAAAGTCGGTGATTGGGTCTAATATTAGCATTATTGCCACCGTCTAAAAGAATAGGTGGTACACCTATTGCTTCTAAAATTATTTTTTCATTTGCAGTTATAGATGATTGAAAGTCTAACTCTTTAAAGTTAATTTTTGTTAAAGCATCTACTTCTAAACCACCATCTAATATTAGCGGTCTTTTTCCGCCATTTTTAGGATTGTATCTAGTTTGCCAAGCCTGCAGCATTCTTTCTTTTATTCTTTCAGAAAGAGTGTTTGGACTCTTTAGTACTAATCCTGGAACTGCTCCGTTTTTAAAGAAGTTATCTTGAAACTTCCTCATATTATCCAGCAAATACATAGTTCTGTAAGCTGGTTTTAATCTTGGAACGCCCCTATAGATTGAATTAAATGAGTTTTCTTTAATATGTATAATTTCTTTAGGGGCGTAATCTATGTGTCCGTCATATTCGAATTTTTCTATATAGCTAGAAGTGTCAGAATGAATTGTTACGTTCTGAGCAGGTAATTGATATAAATGAGCACCATCATAATAAACAAATATATTCCCGTCTATTAGTAGATCAATAATTAAATTTCTTTTAAAGTTACTAACATCTTGAAAAGGGTTAGGTTCTTTATTTAGTATTAAATCTACACGACTTCGTCTAACACTGTCTTTAATTGGTGTGATTCCTTTTATTTTATCCCCAATCTCAAAGGGAATATCAGAGGCATCATCAACAATCATATTAACTGCACGATTAACTACTTCTAGTTCTTCGTAAGCGGATCGATAATTATCTTTCTTCTCACGAGTACTAACAGTTAGTCCTTCTTCTAGTGCTATAAAAGACTGCGCAGGATTTAATTTTTCCTCCGTTCTTCTACCTAAAAGTCTGTCATACCATGCCATGTTTAATCCTCTGTTTGTCTACCCATCGTTTTTGTTTCGGTGCTGTTACCAGTTTTGGTCTTTTTCCATAAATACTGTGGAGCCGCATATGATGAGCTTTACATAGTGTGGCAGCTTCATTATAAATTTCATTAGGATGTTCTTTAATAAAGGTTTCTCTAACCCCCATGATTTGTTCTGCTGAATTTATTGTTATTTTATGTGCTTTCAACCAAGTTTCTAATAACTCAGTCATTCCATAGAAGTGGTGAAACTCTAGCTTATCTGTGTCTCCACAAATATAGCATTGCGTCTCTTTCTGATAACCTGATTTTGCCTTGTCCCGCACATACTTGACTAAATCTCTTTTTAAATTCATAATATCCTATTTATTAAAAATTATACCAAAAATTTACCTTTTTGTCAACATTTATTTTTTCGTTGGTCTAACGCTAAAAAGTACTCGCTGATGTCTCAAAAGTATACAGCGCATATCTTAAGGCGTCTGCCATATGACTTGCCATGTTATGTTTCGGCTTTTCTCTCAACAAATTAGGGTTTGGATCCCACTGATATTGATCCACACACGATAGTGCCTCTCTACATCTTTGATCTACTATTAAATTATCGTTATCAATTATAGCTGCAGCATAAGCAATTCCATCTAGAACTGATTTTTTAGCATTAATAGTTGAAATATCATAATTCTGAGCAAAATCATATCTAGTTTGTTGAGCTGCTGAGTCAATATAAATGTAATCTATAAGATATTTATCAATTAATACTTTAATTTCCTCAGCATGTTGTTCAGTAGTTCTTTCAGCATTTAGATACTCATTTACAAGATAAAATTTTTCTTCGTCCCAATCATATGCTATAACACAAAGAGCTGTTGGATCTTTGTATCCTACATCAAGCCCTGCAAATACATCCATATTACTAGTATCTAACTGACTTAAATCAGCTACACAGTTTTCAAAATCAAAGTTCCAAACTTGTCCTTCATAAGTATTAAAATCAGCTAGATATTCTTGAGCGAATTCTGCTGCAGACATAGCTTTTTTAGCTTCTTCTATATCTTCTTTACTAAATCTTGGGTTTTCGTGATAAGTAGCTCTTATAGAAGCCCAATCATCAAATTCTTCACTATAACCTCTATTATAGAAGTCTGAGAACCAGTTATTTCTACCACGAGGAGTAGAAATAAATACTGCCTTTGCGTTTTCTTTATCTAGGGTTGGACGAAGGGCTACATTGAAGGCGTCTTTACCGTCTGCCAATGCAGCCTCGTCAAATATAATCAAATCGTATGATCTACCGACAGTAGAATCGACTTGATTAACTGATCCCATTCTTATTGTAGAACCATTTGATAGTTCAATAACTTTATCCTTTGCATTATCTCTCACCACCTCTAGATCAAAGTGCTTAATAAGCTGTCTTTGTAAATCGAAAGAGATTTGGGATAAAGCATAGTTTGGTGACATTATTAATATATGTGAGTTCGGCACGAGCGACACAAGTTGTCCAATTACATTAGTTATATAAGTCTTACCTTGCCGCCTAGATAAGGCAGCACACACAAATCTATATTTGGGATTGTTAATAGCATTGATTAAAGCTATTTGAGCTGAATTAGGTGAAACGCCAAGTAGATCAAGATATGAATCTATAGGCAGTTTTATAAACCTCTCCATAGGATTAAAATCCATTATGGATTTATTTAGTATATCTTTTCTACTTACGTCTAACATTAGTGTATAGTAATATTTTTCTTAACGGCATCTGGTAATTTCTTATCTAATAAAAGACCTTGGGAATCACAAAGACCTAAAAGATATAAATAACCTATACATAATTCTTTCATTGTTTCATCAGCATGTGAGACATAGCCCACATTATCTGCTTTTTCTTCTAACAACTCTAGAGTTGTTATACAGACTTCACCTACTTCATGAAGCCAGTTATTGTTATTGTTTATATCAGAGAACACAAATTATCCTTCTGTAATAACAGGTGCACCGAGTATCTCGGCGTGTGCTGCAAAAATTTGATCATCTGTCTTTTTTCTAACAACGGTGACTTCTCCTGCAGCTAGTGTAAATGTTGCTAATGTTACATCTGAAGAGTTAGCTATAGTAACTAATCTATTAGTACTACCACTATTAACAAGCCTTACGTCTAGTGCATTTAAGAAAGTGGAAGCTGATCCTACGCTAGTAGCGCAAGCTGCTTCTGGTCCCATAAATTTTAATGACATTTTATTCTCCTACGTATTTCTACGTCTTTTCCTGCGCTTCTTTGCCCATTTAATTGCACGAAGTCTTCGCTTCGCTGCTTTCTTGGACTTAGAAACTCCAGAAGTATTTTTTATTTTCCAACCCTTTTTTGTTTTAGTGATTGGCATTTATTTCTTGCCGCGTTTCTTCTTAGGTCGTCCTCGACGCTTTCCGTAAGTGCCTCTACCTTTAGGCATTATACGTGACCTTCTTCTTTAAGGAGTGTATAAACTCCGTAAAATAAAGCTGGCCATGCAAGCATTTTAATTATTGGCATGCCAATTATTATTAAGACACTACCGCCAATTATAGTCATTCCGTCCCAGGAAGTTCTCTCGCTCAGTCGGGCCATAGCCCAATCTTTAGCTTTCATTATCATATCCATCATAGTTTTCCCCATTTTTCTTTGGGACATTTAGTCCCACTTACCCTAACTTTTAAAGGCATAAAGCACATACATACTTTACAAACTCTAAATTTAGAATATTCTGTGCAACCTTTGCAAATCAATAATCTAGCTTGAGCTCTCGTCATCTTTTTCTGGAGTAGTTGTAACTTTTTTATAGTATACCACTACTTCTTTTAATTCATTTATATATCTCTTGAGCTCTTGCATATTATATGCCATTAGTTCGTAATCTGGAACTGACATTGCAAAGAAAACAACTTGTCCTTGATCTTTTTCTACCCTTGATAGAAATTCATCTATATTTTTATCTGAAACTACATACCAGTAGGGTTCTTTAAGATCTATTTCCCGGGGCATAACGGGTTGAATTATAGTCCTTTCGATTGATTTTGTTGTTATTGATACTTCTTTCTTAGTTGGAACCAGACTGCAGCTGGATACCATCATCGAGACTGTCAATATTGCGACTATCTTCTTCAATTCCATTGAATACCTCCTTAGTAGCATTGTTAGCCTTAGGTTCTATTAAACCAGGCTTTGCATATGCTAATTTTGTTAAATTGTGCCTTTTAAATATATTCAAGTAGCGATTCATTTCGCCTTGAATTTCAGCGTTTCTTGATTGCATTTCTCGCAGACTATTTCCTTGCAGTTCTAAATCTCCTTGGAGTTGATTTATGGCTGCATCTTGTTCCGCATCTCTTAATTCATATGCGGCATTCTCGGCTTTTAGGTTTTCATTTTCAATATAAATCCCATAGCCAAGAAACGCCATAACTAGTATTATTCCTATAAGTACTTGATTCATTTAAAAATTATAAGTAAAGTTAACTTCCGATAGTATATCACCTATCTCGTCACTTCCTATTATCCAAGATACATTAACGTCATTAATATCAGTTGAGATATTAGCACCATACATATCTTTTGGGTCTATATACCATAGAGAAACGTCTAACATTCCAAT